CTAAAGTGCAAGGCGAACGTAAGATTCTTAGAAACGTCTTAGTATTTGAAGATGCAATTCGTACCACTTACGACACTCTAATGGAGGAAAGCAGTGATACGACGTTATGACTTCAAATGTACAAAATGCTCTCACATTGAAGAACACTGGGTGGAATCAGAGGACACTCTAACCACTTGTCTTGAATGTGGACATACCGCAAAGCGGATAATCTCTCCGGTCTCTACGAAATTTAACGGATGGGGATGGCCCGATGCCGATGATAAGTGGGCAAGAGACCATGAGAGAGCCGCTAATAAATAACTTCCATAATGCTATTAAGCACGGAGTAGATAATGGCAAAATTTATAGATCAGCGTGAGGATGAAAACCTCGACACTAGCGTAGAAGTGGATTCTTTAGAAGACGAACAAGAAGTTGTTGAAGCTCCTGAAGAAACCACCACTGAAGAAGCTGATGAAATTCCTGAGAAGTATCACGGGAAAGACATCAAAGACATTGTGCGAATGCACCAAGAAGCTGAAAAGCTACTAGGCCGTCAAAGTTCTGAAGTGGGTGAATTACGCAAGATTGTCGATGACTTCGTTCAAACACAACTGACAAAAGAACAACAAGCCCACGCTAGCACAACAACTGAAGAGATAGACTTCTTTGAAGATCCTCAGAAAGCTGTTGAAGCCGCTATTGCAAACCACCCAAAGATTAAAGAGGCTGAGACTGTATCTCAACAACTTCGTCGATCAGAGGCTATTGCAAGACTAAAATCCGAACACCCTGACTTTGCGAACATCATCAAGAATGAGAAGTTTTTAGAATGGGTAACAAAATCTAAATTCCGCACGGACTTGCTCAAGCGAGCAGACCAAGCGTATGATTTTGATGCCGCTGATGAACTCTTGTCTTCTTGGAAAGAACGAGAAAGCATTGTCAAGGATACTGCCTCCCAGGAAACTAAGGCACGGAAAGAGTCAATTAAGCGAGCTTCCACAGGTAATACTAAGGGTTCGTCAGAAGCACCTTCTCGGAAGATTTATCGTCGTGCTGACATTATTAAACTCATGCAAACAGACCCTGAACGGTATATGGCTTTAGCACAAGAGATTCGCCAAGCATATGCAGAGAACAGGGTACGATAGCCTTATAGGAGAACCTCATGGCAACTGCAACTTATCCGGGAGCAGGTGGCTTTACAGCAAAGACTGAAGCCGCAGTATTTATCCCAGAACTATGGTCCGACGAAATCGTTGCGGCCTACAAGAAAAACTTGGTATTGGCCAACTTGGTAAACAAGATGCCAATGGTAGGAAAGAAGGGTGACAAGCTCCACATTCCTAAGCCTACTCGTGGTGACGCTAATGCGAAAGCGGCAGACACTGCAGTAACTATCATCGCCAACACTGAAACAGATGTTGAAATCGACGTCAACAAGCACTACGAATATTCTCGTTTGATCGAGGACATCGTAGAAGTACAAGCTCTTGACAGCCTTCGTCGTTTCTACACTGACGATGCAGGATACTCTCTTGCAAAGCAAGTGGATTCACACCTGTTCAACCTTGGCTTGCGCTTTGGTGACGGCACTGCAACAGAAGCAGAAATCAACGGCACATTTACTCCAGATGCTTGGGAAAACTCAAACGTCTTCTACGTAGATGCAGCCAACGGTGTTGCTACTTATGCAGACGACACTATGGAAGATACAGACGTCTTCACTGACCTTGCTTTCCGTGAGCTCATTAAGAAGATGGATGATGCTGACACTCCAATGGACGGACGTTTCTTCGTTGTTCCTCCTGCAGTACGTCAGACAATGCTTGGCATTGATCGTTACGTGTCTTCTGACTTCACTGCACAGCAGGGCGTTCAGAATGGTTTGATTGGATCACTCTACGGTGTTGACATCTATGTCTCTACCAACGTACCTGTCATTGAAACAGCAACAGAAAACACTGCTACTACATCTGTACAAGACACTCGTGGTGCTATCTTAGCCCACCGTGACACTATGGTGTTAGCAGAGCAAATGGCTGTTCGTTCACAAACTCAGTACAAGCAAGAATATCTTGCAACATTGTACACTGCAGATTCTCTGTACGGTGTACAGGTACTGCGTCCAGAAACAGGATTCGTGTTGGCATTGCCTTCAGGAGTCTAATCTGACTAAGGTGGGGGCTTCGGCCCCTGCTTTCTTTTGAATTTCTTTGGGGTGGATGAATGGCTTTCTTTCGTGGTACAGGTGGAGCAGGTAGTGCAACTGATGGAGCAACCATTAGTGAAGTAACTACACAAGCTCAGATAGCAACCACTAAAGCCAAT